CGAATACTAATATCTTGGGTTGCTTGCACTTATCATTTCCCAGCCAACAAGGTAGAAATCTTTCCCCTGTTCTGAGGAAAACCTTAGCCGTAGAACTCTACCTTTACCTCTAATCTTTGTTCTACATACAATTGTATCATAGGGGTAAGCAAATGTCAAATTACTTGGATTAACAATAGTATAGTTCATAGCACGATAAATCTGGCTGGGTGTACTCCACCTAGAACTATCTCCTGAAAGATCCCACTTAACTGTAAGAGTACAACTAGAAGGATAATCTGCTTCATATCCTACTCCAGAGGCTACAAAGTTTTCTTCTGTTCTCTTCAAGTAAGTTGTAATATACGGGGCATTCTTCTTTAGTGTAGCAGATCCTTGGAAATCGTAGCCTGTCTCTGCATAAGACTCATAGTTCTTATCACCCCAATCAAGGAAAGTTCTACTAGAAAAGTTAGAGAATGTAAGCTTTCTTATTCCAGAGGAAACAAGAGAAGTAAGAAACTTAATTTCTGTTATTGTACTGTCATTAGATCCAAGCTGGTCTTGAACAACACTATCGAAAGTAGAATAAATAATTTGATTACCACCAACAGTAACAACATTATTTGTTGAGGTTACAGCACCAAATCCAGAAATATCCACAATGTCTAAAAGATAAGGAGTATCAGAAGCTTTATCTTCAACCTTCCAAGGAAAGAAAGCTTGAAGAGACATATCTAGGATAAGGAGATTATTTTTCTTATTATCTATTGTCTCTGTACTACTGGGGTACAACCAATAAACTCTATTATTCAATCTATCGAAAACAGCTTTAGTGTTCTTCTTTTGTACTTTAGTTAGATTATCGTAAAAAGACTTAATATTATCTGAAATAGAAGAAACAGTAGGAGTATTTCCTTCCATAGTAACAGCATAAATACCAGACGTACCCCAGTAGATAGGAGTACCAGAAACATTTACTAGGGATCTAGCATTAATAATACCGAAAGTAGAGAGCTTACTTACATAATATTCAGTAGCCTTAAATACCTGATCTACACCACCAATAACCCATACACCATTACTAGCAAAAACGTACAGCATTGCTCCAGAAGGGACCAAAGCAACGATTTGCGAAGCATCCGGAATTACAATATACCCACCATCAGAGTCTACAATACCGGGAGAATCCTCTGCCGTAGGACTTGCAGCTTGATAACACTTTCCCAAATCATCTTTATTTTCAAGAACTTTTGAAAAGAAGATCTTGCCACCATTCTTTGCAGAAGAAAGACCGGCATACCAAACACGCCCAGCATAGGATGCTGTACAAGAAAATCTAGCTTTTTCTCTTATCGTGACAAGATCACTAATTGGGTCTGGAGTATCGTCTGTAGCTTTTGATCTATTCTGCTTGAAAAAATCAAGAATAAAATAACCATTTGGTGCAAGTGTATTACCAGCAGCAGTTGTATAAAACTGGCTTGCATTGAACTTAATACCCTTTTCAGGAGGAGAGGTATTTTCTGTATAAAGTTTTCCGTAATACCAAGGTTTATTTCTAGGAGGAAATCCATAAAAGTCTTGTTCTGCAAGGTACTGTTGATATGGTGTAGGAGCACTAGGTCCACCGATAAATTTAACTCTTTCAGCCCAACCCATATTATACAAATCATAACGATAATTTTTATTTACAGTTGTTGGAACAAGATCATTAGGTATGTTTTTAGTTACAAGACCTTGTATACTACCAGAAAAACTTGTAGTCTGATTAAGAATAATAGCGGCTGACGAGTTTTCTTCTTCACCTAGAGTGAAAGATTTATCTGTTAAAACACTCTTTACAGTATAAATACCATTAAATATTGTGTTATTACAGTCAACAGTGATACTCTCGCCAGCAACAAAGTTATGTGTATTTACTGTATATACAACTGTAGTACTACCAGCTTTGCTGATAGACTCAATCTCGGAAGACATACCAAGGTATTCAAAGTCTCTTATTTGAATTTTAATTCTTGAAACAGAAATTGTATCATCCGAAGAGTTATAAATAACTTTAATAGGATCAATAGCTTCTGAAACAATAACAAGATAACCAATAGTGGACGATACACTAATTGGAGTATTTTCTACTTTGAAATCATTATCGGCAGTATAGTTGTTTAGATTAATAGAAAAAGCCTTTGCAGCAGTAGAAAGAGCAGCAGCAGACTTATCATAAAAGTAAACTAGATTGTTTACTTGAACAATAAGAAACTCAGTACCGCCAATACCAGTAACATTTTGCCAATTTTGCGTATGAACGAACGCACCTTGCCCAGCCGAGAAGGAACTTGCAACATAGTTTGGTTCAAATTCAATACCTCTTCTTCTCTGCCTAGCTCCATTCTTAAGTAGATCACAGTTCAATTCATCAGAAGAAGCACCTTCTGGATAGGTCATGACAGAGGCTTCGGTGATAAGCCCCTTGATAAAGTTGTTTACAGGTTTTGAACTATACGTCTGTACCAATCTTTTTATCCTTCGTCTTCAGTGGAGGAGCCTTATCCTCACCAAACATTCTATCCCACTTAGCCTCTTTGCTTTCGGGTACACTGTCCAACCAGAACTCAAGATCTGCTAATGCTGACTTTCTGCTAGTGTAATACCCTGAAAGATGGTCTGGAATACTACCAGAGTCTGTACCAATCCTGAACATACTGTAACCATCTTCAGGTTTGTAAATCGTATACTTTGCTTTTCTTTTAGGACTTGTAATTGTAAGGACTGTACCTTCTTTATTGTCTTCTACAACGATAAGGTCATTATCGGTTTCGGCCATAGTCATTCAAAACCCTCACTTCAGGTGTCTTAGATCTATTGTTTCTCTGGAAGTATCTGTGCTTTCTAGCAAACTGTTCTACCTTCGGGTCTGCCCCTCCCTTAAGGAGAGACAGCGCCCGAGATTTAACCTCTGCAAGGTAGTAGGGAAAAATACTATCATCCATATCTGGCGTTGCATCATTGGTCATAGTAAAGGATGGAAGCTTCGTACCAAGTACCAATGACTTGCTTGTCTGAAGAGTAGTATCGATAGAAGAATCATAACTATCGAAACAAAGATACCTATCATCAAATGATGTATAATAACTAGGCATCTTGTTATTCAGAATTGGAAGAGAAATACCAGACGTTGGATCTGTAACAACAATTACTTCGGATGAAGAGGTATCCCTCGTAACAATTCTCTGAATAAATTCATCCGGTAGAACATAATCAATGAGTTTATATTCAAGTTCCCCAATAGTTTCTGATACATTGTATCTCAACTCCTTAATCTTTGTTACGCTATTCGCGTCCATAAAGTTAGGTCTAGTAGAGTCAGAAAGACCAGAAATTGTCACCAATTCCGAATGTTCCGGAAGTTCAAAAGTTGTAATTACATCATAGTAGACACTCCTACAAATATTAGCGATTTGGGTTGCTTCTACCGTATCAGAAATACTGTTGACTTCATCAGAGTCCATGTCATTCAAGACATCCTGAACCATCTCCAGCAGTGTCATTTTAGCTGTAGCCATGCTTATCTAGCCTTATGTAGTCTAGCTGAAATTAGGGAAATGTCTTTAATGCTGGCAGTACCAGCATTCAAAGCGCATGAAATCTTAGCACCATAAGTAGCCATATTGGTTGTAACATAAATTAATGTTGTCTCAGAAATTGTCTGAGCAGCCGTCTTCAGAATTGCTGGTGTCTTTTCAGCAAGAAGAGTAGCATAAGTTGTACCATCAGAAGAACCATAAAGTTGCAAATCAAGATGATTAGGAGTACCTGTTGTTGTAGCAATATTGAAAGAGAAAGTAATTGCCATAAGATCACCAGCAGATACAAATTTAATAACATTAGAAGTTGTATCAAGGAGAAGCGTTGATGTATTACCGGAAAGATCAATTGGGAGATTTGTTTCAATAGACTTAAGATTAAAAGGAATTACTTGCTTCGTTGTAGTCAAAGTAAAATAAGTAGTTCCTGTATACGAGGAGTTTGTATAATAACCCCAACCAGTACCGGGAAGAAGAGAGGCATCTTTCCAGTTACCTGAACTGCTACCGTTAGCCATATAAAGCTGATTTGTCAAAGCAGTCGTGATACCCTTTGGTTCGTGGATACCATCTGTATCAGTCAAAGCAGAATGTTGTACGTTAGCCATTTAAGTATCCTATATTAGTATCAACCGAGGGAACCATAAGTATTATTATACCATTTCTTTTTAACTTGTCAACGAGAAATAGGGAGGCTCCGAAGAACCTCCCCGTAGTGTATTACACTTCGATATACTGGATCACCAGCTTACCACGACCAGCGGTGAAAGCATCACCAGAGGTTGTCGGAGTCGTATAGACGTAAGCATTGGCAGAACCAACCGAAGCCGTACCAGCAGACAGAGCGCCATCGCAGCGCACAACCTTAGCGGCACCCAGCGCAGCGAGAGCGATAGTAGCGTCAATGCCATCAGCATCAATCACAGTACCGTCCTTCTGAGCCAGACCGATTGTCAGAGTAGCTGTACCCGCAGAGGTAGCAGCAGTCGTAACAATGAGGTAAGCATCGACAATGTACGAACCAGCCGGAATATACGCCTCATGACCGTCAGCAGCGGCAGAGATAGCCGTAGCAAAGTCAAAGTCAACAGCGATGCTCTTAATGGGGCCACAAGCCTCAAGACCAGCACCAGTCTGACCAGCGTCCGGGTTAGTGAAACGGACTTCAAGACCGTCCGAGTTTGTCCAATCAGCCATAATTTATCCTCCTATTACACAGCAGCGTTCGACAGAACGACAACAAGGTTCTCAGGACGGTACAGCTTCACGCCATAGCGGGCGGTTGTAACAAACTCTGTACGCTGGAAGTCCTTATTATACTCAGTATCGACTTCCGGCATCTGTCTCCAAGCGCCGATGAACGGAACAACCGAAGCATCAGCAGAGAAGAACAGGTTCGCTTTAAACCCAGCGCAGTTGATCGCAGAACCGCTCTGATCACCAATCTTCACAGACTCTGTACCAATCGTAGCAACACGCTGCGAGGTGTACACATCGAAGCCGTAGACGTTACGGACGAAGCGCATACCCGTAGCAATGCCCGAAGACACAATGCCCTCGAACTGCGGGTTGTTAGACACGTTAGAGATGTTAGAGAGTGTTTCAACGAGGTAGGCCGCAGACGGATCGACAATAGCGACACGGTTGTTAGCCGACACGTTGGCCTTGTTCAGAGCAAGGTTAGCACGGGCGAAGTCGGCCAGAGTAATGCCGTTAGCCACCATCGTACCCGAAGCCGCACCCGAACCAGCGTAGCGATGAGCAATACCGTTAATAGTATTCGCATTGCCAGCGGTCTGACCGGACTGAAGACCAAGGACTGTTTCCTCGACATGCTCCATAATGGCTCTCTCCTGCTCCGGAACAAAGCGAGAAACAAGCTCATTCATGTAGAACATATCCTGCTCAGCCTTCTTCGTCACATAAGTACCCGAAGAGAGGTACTCAGTGATCTGGAAGGTGAACTGACCAGTGTCCAGAGGACGATACTTCACCGACTCATCTTCAGCGTAGTCATCAACATACGCCTGACCGATGGACGGGATCTTGAACGTATCGCCATCAGGGAACTCCTGAAGCCAGCGAACGTACTTCTGAGCCATAAGCTCATCACGCAGAATTTCCTTAAGCTCTCTCGACCACACTTCCGAGCGAGTAAGGAGGGTAGTATTACCAGTTGTCATACCCGACATATCTGATCTCCTTCATTGTTAAGATTAAGATTTGTAGAACTTATCCCCAAGTCTAGTACGATCCTGAAGCATCATGTTCTGGATCTTCGGGGAATAATAGAGACTCCTATTCTCCTTACGAAGCTTCTGATAATAATCAAAATCTCTTTCCTGAGAATTGGAGTTAAAGTTTTCACTGCGAACTGAAGATTGAGTTGTCATAGAAGTTACCTTCTTATTATTATTATTAACCCCAACCAACTGGAAGAAAGCTGTCGGAGATTCCGCTGCAATTTCCTTAAGTCTTTCGAGCGACATATTAAGTTCTGCACTCTTCGCCTTAAGGATCTGACCGGCCTTATCACCGTACTGCTTCTCCATCTCTTCGTTTACAACAGAGAGATTCTGAGTAACAGTTCTGCTTCTTTCCTTCTCAGTAATAACTTTTTCTACAAGGGCTTCAATATCATCACTCGCTCTCTGAGTGGTATTCTCAGTATTAGAGGGACTAGGTGTACTGGAAGAAGGCTGTTCTGCCGTAGTCTCAGAAGCCTTGTTCATCTGCTCAAGGAGGGACTTAGCATAATCTTGCTTAGCAAGTTCTGCCCGAAGCTCATCAAGGGTCTTTGTAATCTCACCGATATGCCTATCAGCTTCGAGTTTACCCTTAGCAAGCGATTCGATATCCTTGAACTTCTTGCCTTCTCCAACCAACTGTGTTACATAAGAATCGTTTGTCTGATTATTAGTAATCTCAGTTGTTACAGTTTCCGTTGTCGCGGAAGAAAAAACGTCAGTCATTTATAATACCTCTTGGTCTAGGTTAGAATTTGAGAATGTTAAGGACTTCTGTCAAAGCCCGATTATAACCATTTCTATCAGCTTGCTTATAAGCCCAACTCGGGTTGTCATAATCTTCCGATAGTGTTATTTCTTTAATCTTTGTTTTAAGGATGTTCTCCAGCTTTTCCAGAACATCTTTAGAAGAACTTACTTGCTTCTTGAAATCTTCCTGCTGGTCTTTCGGAAGATCCATAAACCAAATTGTTTTCATTAACTCAGCACTCCGTGCTTAAATTCCTTGTTCTGCTGCAATCATATTTTCTTCGTTAGCGATCAACTGAACTTCCTGCGCTGTCTTCTGAGTTTCGTAGTTTTCATAGACAGAGATGTTCTCGCTAAACAGGTTCTTCTCACCGAGTTCTTCGGCAAGGATTCTGGCAAACTCCTTACCACTCATATGAGCAGCAACGGAGGGATCAGCCGATTTAATCTGCCAAAGCTGCTGAAGGTTCTGCAATCTCTGCGCTCTCTCAGCAAAGTGTCTTGCACCCATTGGAACAATCTTACCCTTCGCAGTAATATCTTCCTTCGTAATCGTCTGGAAGATCGTAGTTCCGATAGCTTCATCGAAGACACGGATAACATCAGAGGCATCCATATTGCGTCTAGCAGCCTCAAGCATAGCATTCAGGATAGGCTCTACGAAGATGCGCTCGAAGTGCTGGGTCTTGTTCTGGAAGATCCTGCTGGCTGCATTCTGGAGGCTGTTAATCTCGAAGGCTGTCTTTTCACCGGGGGTTCTGATACCCATAGCCTCTCTCGGCGCACCAGCAAGCTGTTCCATTCTATTCTCAAGAATGTTAATCTGGTTATCAGCCGTAAGAGCCGTACCAGCGGCATCAGACTGGAGGTAGGAGACATCACCTTCGTCACCGCAGTAAATTCTAGACCCCGGCTGGAAGTCAAAGTCTTCAACATCACCCTTAATCTTGATAACCGGGAAGGCTACCTGATCGAATACGTCAGCGCGAAGGTTCTCAAGGTGGTCAATGCGGTACTGCATACCAACGAGATTGTCCAGTGGACCCATAGCATACAAG